AAGAATACACAAGGCATATATGACTACTTGTTAATTTGTGATGAAAGAAACAACCCAGCATCTGTTGTGGATGATAATACATTGGTTATAGATATCTATATTAAGCCTGTGAGAACAGCTGAATATATTCTTGCTAACTTCTATGCAACAAGAACCGGCGTTAGTTTCCAGGAGATTGTTGCTTAAGGATAAATAATTATATGGCAGACGTAAATCAACTCATTCAAGACTTCTACAGAGTAGCGCAGAATCGCGAATTTACTCGTGATTATAACTTCAGAGTACTTTCCATCAGCACTGGTGGTGCAAGTACTGTTACATTCGATGATAATGACCTCGTGTATGTTAAGACAGCTTCATTACCTGAAAGAAGCATTACCAATGTTTCTGTACCGTACATGGGATTAAACTTCAATCTCCCTGGCAATGCAACATACCCTGGTTCTGATGCTTATACATTAACCTTCTACGCTGATGCACAGTCCAAGATTCGCCAGAAGTTTGAAACATGGTCACAAGATATTTTCAATGATGCCACAAGCACCGGTAATTACTTTGCACCCAATCAGACTGCAGTCATTGATCTTGTTCAGCTGGACAATCAAATGAACAAAGTTGCACAGTATCAGCTAGTGGGTGTATCAGTAAGAAGCGTTGGAGCTCTTACATACAACATCTCTGATGGAACTGGTAACACTATTGAATTTGCTGCTACACTCTCCTACCACTATTGGAGAAATGTTACCTAAAATATTATTTTTTCTTAAATAATTAGGTGAATAACCCTCTTACCGATGCTTTAAATTCACTTGGACAGAATTTTACCGGCTTGGGCAACGGTACCAACACACTATTTGCACCTCAAGCAATCAATCTTTTTGGCTTCAATATTCCTGGTGTGCCCATTATTAGTGTTAGAGATTATTTTCTCACACAAATGGAATCTTGGTTTACCTCGATTCCCATGTCAACCCAATGGGTTATTGTCATTGACAATTATCCAGCAGCCATAAGAACACAAGTCATACAAGGATTGGAACGAGTAGATGGCAGTAAAAAAGGTTTTGATATATCCACAGCAGCTACCATTTTAAAAAGCTTTCCATTGCAGAAAATAGTTGGATGTCTTTTTGCATATTCTGTTACAGTTCCTGTGGAAGAATTTGCACCTGAATCAATCAGTATACCAAACAACAGAGGATTCTTACCTGGTATTTTAGGAGGCAGAAGAACAGACACATTTCCTGAATTGGCAATTGATTTCCGTGAAACAAATACTTCTTTTGTTGACTTTGTTTTGAGACCTTGGACAATTCTCACTTCTCATTTTGGATTGGCTGCCAGACCAGGTGACACACCAGGAAAAAAAGACCAGTATAACATGAAAGCCAACATGACCTTGTTACAATACACTAGAACATACAATGGTGTGTCTATGATACCTCGCAAAGTGTATACCTTTTATAATTGTGCTCCTTACAGTATCAGTACACAGACTCTGGAGTACACTGATGAAAAGCAACAGATCTACAACACACGCTGGACATACAGCAACTATACTGTTGAAAACAATCTGTATCTGCCTGTTGCAGATATTATCAACAGAATATCAAATGGCCAAATTCCAAGAATAACTTCCTTCCAAAACGGTATTGGCTCAATAAACCCTTACGCGTTCTTATAATTTGTTATTTTAATACTTTGTTTTAAGTATTCATGTGATCAAAGATTTCTTTATACCCATAAAGATTACAGACAACAGAACTATAAATTTATTACAACTTAAGAACAAACAGTATTTCAACTTGCTCAAGTTCATACAAAATCAAGATTTCAACAATTTAAACGACTACTTTAATTCCATTATATTTGATTTGGTTATCGAAAAAAGTGAATATACAAATTTAAATTTTATAGATAAGCTAATTATTCTTTTAACACTGAGAAGCATTTGCATTGCACCGGATATAGAATTCGAATCCAAAGATAAAATCAAATTCAGTAAAAAAATTGACATCTATTCAATTTACAAACAACTTGAAGCAATACAGCTAAAAGACACTGCAGACTGTAGCAACATTGTTGTGGGGTTCAATATACCAAAAGAGCTGTATTATCCTTCTCTTGATAACATAATTGAAGATTGCATAGAGTATATCACCCTGGACGAGGAGACCATATTTCTAAACAAACTCGATACACAAACAAAAAAAGAATACATCAACAATCTGCCAGGCACTATTTTTACTCAAGCAAAACATTTTTTTGATAATCTAGAAAATCTCTTAAACAAATACCCTTTGATAAAAGAAGATAAAAATTTTCAACTGGAACAAATAGATTTGAGTCTGTTTAAAAATACTGGTTTTGGATTGCTATCCAGTGTATTCAAAGACAGCTTACTCAATTTCTACAATCTGATGTATATCTTTACAAATAAAATTCATGCAAGTCTTTCTGATTACTATGAATTAACACCTGCTGAATCAACACTTATGCTAAATCTATACATAAAAGAACAAGAAGAAATAAAGAGAGCTAATGAAACCAAGAGTGTGCCACTCGGCAAAAATGTTGCAAAATAGACACCTAGTTTAAATAATAGTAATGTCAGATTTAACTTCCTTAGATAAGCTCAAACAAATTGTGTCTTCTGAATGGGTGGAGAGCTATGTGCCCTCTGCTGGTGCAACTGCCAAGTTTCACCCACTCAACATCAAGCAACAAAAAGAGATAATCAAATCTGCAGTGGATGGCTTGCTTGCATCATTAACATTCTCCATAGCAACCAATGACATAATCAAAGCAAACAGCGCAGAACCAAAAGAATACCTTGTCACAGATAAACCTCTCATTCTTCTCAACTTGCGTAAAAAATCTGTTGGAGACGACATTACACTCACCAAGGATGGCAAAGAGTTTAAAACCACTATTACTAGTGTCATTGCAAATGCAAACACACCAACAAATGCTGATCACCCCATTCTCGAGGAAGGGGATATTTCTTTAACAACAAAAACACCAACATTGGATGAAGATACCAAAATAAATCTGGAAGTTAAAAAGCTTTTTGACAAGCTTAAGGATGAGCAGAAGCTTAGAGAAGTAATAGGTGAGCTGTTTGTCATTGAACTAATCAAATATGTTAAAGAAATTAATTTTAAAAGCGGCACAGACATGGTAAAGATCGATCTAAACACACTCAGCTTTGATCAAAAATTAAAGACCTTTGAAACCCTGCCCATGTCTCTCAATTACAAGCTTGTAAAGCACGTGACTGCTGTAAGAGAGACAGAGTTAAAACTTCTAGAAGTGGTTGACGCACAAGAAAAATACAACATAACAATTGATTCCGCTTTCTTCTTTAAAGAATAGTTCTATTGGTACTTTTTACTAAGTATTGATAGGCATGGACCCACAAGATTTTGAAGTTCTCATAAGGAAGCTTGATAGCATATCATCTTCTTTAGATAAGCTTGCCAAAAGCAAGCCTCAGCAGCTCTCTGAAAAAGATATTACCGCTGCTATGGTTTCTGCGCTTGAGACTGATAAAGATACTGATAAAATGACAGGCAGGGAAAAGAAGAAGATTCAAAAAATAGCAAAAATTTTTAAAAAAGAATTTGAAGAGTTAGATTTAACAGCTAATGCTGATGGTAAACAACAAGCCAAAGACAAGACAACACCTCTGCTGGTTACTCTTGATAAAAAAAGTTTTAAAGGGTTGGAAAAAACTTTAAAAACAGTTTTGCCTGATTTTTTTGACCAGCTCTCTAAGGATAGCAAGAAAGCTGCTGGTGGCAAAGGTGGCATATTCAGTTTTCTTGGCGACATAATTGGCGGTGCATTTGGAGCTGTGGGTGCATTAAACAAGATTGTACCATTTTTACTTGCTGCAGGTGGATTGGCATTAGCTTTCTACATTGTAAAAAATATAGAAAAAATTGCTAAGGCTGTTGACCTGATGTTACTATCAATGCGCCGTCACCTACCTCCAATTGCTGATACTCTATCAAAGAATATTTTGCCTTTCTTGCAAGAGCTTGATGCTACTATCAAAAGCTTGTTCGATAGAGTCATGACTAGCATTGATAGTTTCTTTGCCAATGCCTTGCCCAAGCTGTTGGATATACTATTAACCAAATTACCAGTCATAAGAGAAACAGTCACAGGTTTTGCACATGATTTAATTGAATTGGGCAAAGAGTTCAATCAACTCACCATTGCTGATAAGATTAGTACCATTGCTGTGGCTGTTGGAGTTTGGTTTGCAGCAAAGGAAGCATTGAGCCTGGTAACTGGCACATTGGGTAGCTGGAAAGGATTAGCTGCTGGTGGTGCTTTCTTGTTAATTGCTGAAGGTCTTAAAAAACTAGCAGAAAGCTTTGCCATGTACCAAAACATTACTTGGGAAACCATAGGCAAAGGCGCAGTAGCAATTGCTGGTCTCTTTGCTGCATTAACTTTCACAAGCAAAGCATTTCAAGGAGCAAACTTCAAAGATCTTCTGGGGTTTTTTGCTGTTGGTGGCATGGCATTCACCGTAGTCAAATATCTTGACAGCACAGCTGACGCTTTAATAAAATTTCAAGGCATTGATTGGGAGACCATAGGCAAAGGTGGTGCTGCACTTACTGCTCTCTTTGGTGGGCTTGCAGCTGCACGATTGCTAGCCAGTCCAGCTGCACTTCAAGGCATAGGAGTCTTCTTCTTGGGCGGTGCAGCAATTGCTGGTTCCATTTTAATGATCGGCAAAGCATTAGACTATACAATGGATTCATATTATGACTTGCAAGCTTTGTTTGAAAAGTATTCCAAAATGGATGGCAGCAATTTAATGAGTGTTGCCGGTGGCATCACAGCACTATTTGGTGCATTAACTCTGCAATCCATAGGAGGATTTGCAACTGCTTTAACAGGAGGTGTTACTAAATTCATGAATTGGGTCACTGGCAAAGAATCACCATATGAAACCATCAGAAAATATGAACAACTAGATGGTGATCGATTGAATAAAAACGCAGAATCAATTAAAAATTTATTCAAGGCCATTGGCATGGGTGGTGGAGATGATGTTAAACGTGCAATTGAGAATTTAAACAACTTAAAACTCGATAGACTAGGCAATATCACCACAGTACCTGCACCAACACAGCCTGGACTGCCTGCAAAAGTGCAGCAAGATTTCATATCCCGTCCCAACCAACCACCTATTGCATTCTCCAGTCAAGATACTGTAGTAGCTTTCAAGAAAACCAACATCTTTGACTCTATTGAGGGGAAGATTGATACTAACTACAGAAAAATTGCTGAAATGATTCAAAAAACTTTTGCTGACCAGCAAAAGCTAACTGAAAGCAGTGTACTTGAGAACAGAAAACATACAGAACTGCTTGGAAAGCTTGTATCTTCTAATGAGACCATGGCAGATCAAGCTGGAACAGGTGGCGCCTTCGTCAACAACTCTGTGAACAACAATATTATTAATGCTGATACTTATACTGGATCAACTTACAGGAGCCGGCTAGGGCGTAGCCCAGGAATGCCTGCTTAAGTATTATTATGGCAGCTAATTTATTCACCATTGACAATAATGCCTCAAATTCAGCCTATGATTTTCTTGGTGCTGGTCCTAATGTAAGCAGCTTTGTTAATAATTCAAATAGCAATCTTCTTGGAACACAACAACAACAAGTTCTTGAGAGCAATCCACCTGTTTTAAAGCCCAGTACAAACTTTGATATCATAGATGTTGTAAATGATTTTTATTGGACATATTCTAAAAAAGGAACACCCAACAGACTAGAGGTACCAGCCATATATTTGAGGGAAAAAAGATTAAAAACTAACTCTTTAATCTCACAAATCAAATCTTCATTTGGTGCTTCCATTGAAGGCACATCCAGAGTTATAGATTATATTAAAAGCAGTTCAACTGTAGCACAAGGCATAGCTAATTCCAGTTTCTTTAAAACCCTTCAAGGACTTGCATCTAACTTGCAGCAAGCAGGCAGTCAAACATTTCAAAATGTAGCTGGTAATTCACAAATTGTACAAGACATCAAGAATGCAACTGATGATAATAATTTTTTAATGAACAATGAGCTATTGAAAGCGTACAAAGATCTTTATATCACAGAACCAACTGGATTCACTTATATACTGCCATATTTTGAGGATTATCTCAATAGCAGTAGCAACCAATTTGGTGATGATTCACCTGCCAGCCCTTTTGCAAATATTGCAGGTGGGATCGCTGAATTTGCTTCACTTGCCGGCATCGCCCAACAACCTTTTGGATTTTCTTTTCAAGAAAGAGCCAAATTCTACAATTTTCCACAAACAGGTGAATCACTCACAGTTTCTTTTCCCTTGATCAACACTGGTTCTGCCACATTTGATGATGTGATTAAAAATTGGCAGTTAATATTCTTGTTGCTGTATCAAAACAAACCTTCAAGATTGAATCGCACTGTTATTGAGCCACCGGTGCTGTACCAAGTTGAAATACCTGGTCAAAAGTTTCTGCCTTACTGTTATATTTCAGACATGCAGGTATCTTTCAAAGGATCAAGAAGAACTGTCAACTTTTCACTGCCTCAACGCAACTCCATCTTTGTGTCACCCACAACATCTGGTCAATCCAATGGT